ATGAACTACCCCTACGCTAAAGACGCAGGGGTTTCGGCTCCAACCAACTGCCCATTATTTCTAATGGGTCTTATGTCAGGACAAGCCACTAACTCCGTAGTTCCTACGGTTAAATTTAATCCTTGTCGAAGGATATTTTGTGAGGCGTTCCAATCTCTATCCAAATGAGTTTGACATCGTGGACAATCCCATTCTCTCATGTTCAATGAGAGATTGTCATTCACAAATCCACAATGAGAGCAGGTTTTGGATGACGGAAAGAACCTATCAATCTTCACAAATCTCCTTCCATACCAATCTGCCTTATAGGTTAGTTGCCTTACGAGTTCGCCCCACGATGCGTCTCCGATGGATTTAGCAAGACAATGATTTTCCATCATATTCTTTACAACAAGGTCTTCGCAAACAATCGTTTGGTTCTCACGAATTAGTTTGGACGTTATTTGGTGAAGATGATTATGACGAATGTTGGCAATCTTCACTTGGACCTTGCCAACCTTCAATCGTGCTTTGTTTCTGCCATTGGAGCCTTTCTTGGAACGACTCAACGCTTTCTGTCTTATTCTTAATAGTTTTTCATACTTTTTAGTGGTTTTAATGTTTTCAAATTTCTGTCCATCAGAGCAAGTCACCAATGTTTTAAGACCTAAATCAATACCAACGGTCTTGTTGGTTTTCATCTTTGGAGCGATTTCTCTGGTGACACCAATACAGGCAAAGTATTGCCCTGCCTTGTTCTTGGTGATAGTGGCATAGTTAATCTCGCCTTCTACTTCACGATGTTGGTCAATCTTTATGCCTTTCTTAAACTTTGGAAAGTATATCCGTCCGTTCTCAATAGATACGAACTGGGGAACACGGAACGACTGTTTATTCCTTTTACTTTTAAATCGAGGAAACTTTGCCAGTTTCTTAAAGAAACGATTATATGCTCCGTCCAGATGCTTAATGGCATGTTGGAGTGATTGAGCATTACATTCATTCAACCATTCAGTTTCTTTCTCTGCTTTAATCTTAGTCAATTCCTTTGCCATGTCCACATAGGTCAATGTTTTCTTGGCAAGTTGTTTCTCCTTCGCCTCAAGGTAGAACTTGGTTCTTCGGTCAAGGAAATAGTTGTAGGTCCATCGGATGCTACCAAAGTGTTTGGACAACAGAACTTCTTGCTCCTTGTTAGGATACAATCTCATCTTAAATGTATAGTCCTGTTTCACTTAATATATTTATTCTCTTTGTGTTTCTGGAATATACATATTAGATGGTAGAAGAAAACATCAAAAATTTTGTGAAAAAGTATCACACAGCATCACATTCCAAGTACTTGTTGAAGATACATCTTGTATTTGTTGTTAAGTATCGGAAACAATTGTTGACCTATCCTATCAACAAGGCGATGAAACAAATTATGTCAGATATTGCCAATGAGTCAGATTTTGATATTACAGTTATGGAATGTAACGAAGACCATATCCATTTGATGATAGATTATCCTCCTACACTGACTATTGTGAGTATCGTCAATAGATTGAAAGCGGTGTCCACGAATAGAATTTGGAAACAAATCGGTGGATTGTTGAAAACTCATTTTTGGAAGGAAAAGACCTTTTGGAGTGATGGATACTTTGCCTGCTCAACTGGTGATGTATCTTCGGAAACAATCAGAATGTATATTGAGAGTCAGGGATGATTTTCACCATTCATCTCCTACGCTAAAGACGTAGGAGTTTTCTGGCGACTCAAAGATAAAAAATATATAAGAATTTAAAATTTTTTCATATTTTTGATATTTTTGTAAAAATATTACTATTTATATTAAAATAAATGCTGCATTTTTATGTTGCCTAAAGGACCCAAAATGGGTCTATTATAATAACTTCATTAAAGTTCTAATAACTTTAAAACCATAAAGGAAATAATATGGAAAGTAACCTTTTTAAAGAAGCTATTGCTGATGCTAAGGCCGTACGTATGACATCGATGGCCAACGCAAAAGTGGCTTTAGAAGAAGCTTTTACTGAAAAATACCAAAAGGTATTTGCTGAACGATTAAAAGAAGATGCTATGGAAGGAATGAATGACGGAGACAGTCTGGAAACTCTTGATCCATTGGGAGATTCTACACCCAATTTGAATCCGGATGATACCATCGGGGATGAGTTCGATGGAAAGTTGCCAGAAATTAATGAATCCGAAATTGACGCTCTTATCAAAGAGTTAGAAGAAGAGGCCGCCGCCGAAACTGAAAGTGTACCCGAGCCAGCCGTTGGTGCCGATCCTAATACTACGGCCCCCGCTCCGGCTCCAGCTCCGGCTCCGGCTCCAGCTCCGGCTCCCGCAGGGGTTCCCGGTGCGCCAGTGCCTCCGGTTCCTCCATATGTTCCCGGTGCCCCAATGCCTCCTCCCCCAGTAGGTGCCCCCGCTATGCCGGGCAACCCCTCAATGGGAGTTCCTCCGGCAGATGGTGTTCCTGGGGCCGCAGCCCCCGCCGCACCTGATGCGTTTTCCGCTCCTGGTGCGCCAGCGGCACAACCAATGCCTCAATCGGATGTGCCTCAACCGCCCGCCGATGAGGTAAATGAAGAAGATCTTGAAGAAATCGATCTGGAAGAATTATTAGAAAGTTTAAGAGCCGAGCTTGAAGAAGACACAATTCAAGAACAAACTAAGTTGGAATCTTCAGGAATTGGTGGTGGAAAAGCCGGTGCTTCATCAAGTCCTACAAAAAATGCTAGTTCGTCATCGAAACTAGAGTCCGGAAATGATGAAGATGGATTTCCAAATATTGACCAACCTAAAGTAGTAGCTAAGGAACATGATCAAGTGGCTCGTCCCAATAGATCACCCAATGCTACTAAGAGCAATCTTTCTACTCCCGCAATGGGAGGAGGAAATGCTTCTGGTGGAAGTTCAGAAACTGGACTCCCCAAGGTGGGGCAGCCTAAAGTGGTAGCCAAAGATCCAACGGAAGCTTCTCGGCCAAATCAAGGAAAGAATGCAACTTCAACCAATCTTTCTACACCAAGTAAAATGTTGGCTGAAAATGCAACTCTCCGAAGACAACTTAATGAAGCCAAAGAAGTCATTAAGTATATTAAAGGACAGCTTAATGAGGTCAACTTGTTGAATGCCAAACTGCTTTACACGAACAAGTTGTTTAAGGAATACAACATGAATAATGATCAAAAAATGAGAGTTGTTGAAATGTTTGACCTCGCCAAAAACGTTCGTGAAGTTAAACTGACCTACGCCAATATCGCAGAGTCATTGAATTTCGGTGCTGCTGGAATTAAACGAAAAATGAAGGCTTCGGCTAATTCCCAATCTATCACCGAAGGTCTCGCATCGGGCGCAGTCGGATCCACCAAACCATCCAAGACTATCATCTCGGAAGGTGCGGTAAATCAAATGGCAACTCGATTCCAAAAACTCGCAGGAATCAAGGTGTCATCGAAGTAATCTGAATGCGAGATAATAAACAAAAGGAAAAATTAATTTTATGGAAAACGTAAAAGAACTATTAACTAATGCGTTAAATCCACAAGCACGTCTCATGGCTGAGACACGGGGACTTGTCCATAAGTGGGAAAAGACCGGATTGCTTGAAGGACTTAAAAACGACATTGAAAAATCAAATATGGCCGTTTTGCTTGAAAGTCAAGCAAAGCAGCTAATCGAAGAATCGTCAATTACCGGCACCCAAGCCAATTCTGAGCAATGGGCTGGTGTGGCGCTTCCGTTGGTGCGCCGTGTCTTTGCTGAAATTGCAGCCAAGGAATTCGTATCGGTCCAACCAATGAACCTTCCTTCGGGATTGGTGTTCTATTTGGACTTCAAATATGGAACCACCTCGGGTGTATTTTCTAAAGACGTGGAAGGATCGAATTATTCGTCATTGTTTGGCGGTATTTCGGGGTCTGACGACTGGAAGCTTGGTTCTACCAATGTTCCAGCAGGCGGTCTCTATGGTCCGGGCCACAATGCCTATTCCATAAACGATCAAAAAGGAGTATTTGAAATTAGAGTTGGTACAGCTTCTCTTGCTGATATTAATTTTGATACGGGAAATGCAAATGACCCCATTAACGCTAATATCTCGGCATCATTGGTAGCCCAAGAATTATATACGCTTACTACTGTAGATTTTACGGATGAGGTATTGTCTGCGTCCGGATCCTATCCGGATCTGAATAACGTTCGTACTTTCATGCCAGCAAATACTACGACATCTGCATCTGCTAATGCGGGATTCGTAACATGGTATCCGGGTTTCACTCGGTTCAGTGGAAAAGAAGCTGTGTTTGTTGTTTCTGCTTCAAATGCGAATATGATTGCCTTATCTGGTTCTAGCGCTGGCCCAGGAGTAATTGAAAT